AGGGTGCAAACGACGACATAAAAGGGTGCAACGGGTTGCACCCGCATATAACCATCAATGAACCATCAATAACCACCAATGAATCATCAGTGCGTGCGTGCGACCACGCATCGCCCCCAAAAGTTGTCAAGCCTGTTCAGCCTGACGAAAAGCCCAAACCAGACAAAAAACCAAAGCCCCCAGCGGCTGCACAGCCTGCCATCGATGGCGTTCCCGATGCGCTGCTGGCCGATTGGCTGGCGGTGCGCAAAGCAAAGCGCGCTGGGCCGCTGACAGCAACAGCCATTGCTGGCTTGCAGCGTGAGGCGGCAGCCGCTGGGATGACACCGGCGCAGGCGGTTGCGCACTGCTGTGAGTGCGGTTGGGCGGGGTTTCGGGCCGATTGGGTGGCAAACCAACGGCTGGTGAATGCCGCACCGCAAGGGCGCGGACAAGCTGGGCGCAAGCAAGCGCAAAGCTTTGCCGAAAAAGACTACGGAACAGGGATTCAGGTGCTGTGATGAAAGCAAATAACGCTACAGATTTTGTAACCCCGTTTGAGGTTATGCGGACGCAGATTCATCGCCCACCGCTGGAGGAAGCGCACCAGTGCGAGCAGCACGGAGAGTTTGTGGCCAAGTGCCATATCGGCAAGATGTGGTCAAAGTGCCCAGTCTGCGCAGAAGAAGTCCAGCGCCAGGAGCAAGAGCGCAAGGAGCAAGAGCGCGCACAGGCACGGGCGCGGCAGTGGCAAGAGCGCCTAGGGCATTCAGGCATCCCGCTGCGCTTTCACGACCGCACCCTGAGTGGCTACGAGGCGAAATCGGCTGACCAGCAGGCGGCGCTGGATTTCGCCAAGGAGTACGCGCTGGGCTTTGAGCAGGTGCAGAAGACGGGGCGCGGGGCCATTTTTGTGGGCCGCCCTGGGACGGGCAAGACGCATTTGGCCGTGGGCATTGGCCTGTACGCAATGCGCAAATTCCATGCGCGGGTGCTTTTCATGACTGTGCAGCGGGCAATCCGTTCCGTCAAAGACACCTGGGCCAAGGGTGCGCAGCAGTCCGAGTCTGAGGCGATTGACGCCCTGGTGGAGCCAGACCTTTTGATTCTGGACGAGGTGGGGGTGCAGTTCGGTAGCGAGTTTGAGCGCAATACGCTTTTTGACGTGCTCAACGAACGCTATGAGCTGCGCAAGCCGACGATTTTTCTCTCGAACTTGGCCAGCGATGAATTGGCCGACTTCCTCGGTGAGCGGGTCATGGACAGGTTGCGCGAGGACGGCGGGCGCGTCATTCCGTTTGGCTGGGACAGCTACCGGAAGAAGGCGGTGGAATGACCATGGTCGCCTGCATTGCTTGCAAGCACTGGAGCCTGCGCGATGCCCCAGCAATGGCCCGCTATGGCTTCGGGGTGTGCCAGCAAAGCAAGACACCCCACACCACATTCAGCGGGGACTACCCCCGCATCTGTATCCGCTTTGCCCCACTGCCAAAGACAGAGGTGGAAAAGCGCGAGGACTGGATTAAAAAAAGGAGCAACAAATGAGCGCAATCAATGCGGGTGACCGCTTTCGCCTGCCAAGCGGCAACGTAATCGAAGTGCTGTCTGGCCGCGTGGATATGGGTGAATACCGCTGCCGCTACGTGGAAATCAGCCCCCGGCCTTTTTTGGGCGAAGGGGTGGAATTTGGGGATAGCTGCACGCTGTCGGCGGATTTTTTACTGGACTTGGGAGAGCGTGTATGAGCGATTTGGAAAAAACATTGGCCGAGCGTGGCGCGGTGTACGGCCGCTTCGTGGATCAGGCGGAAATCTCGCAAAGCCTCAAGCGCGTAATGCGGGCTGCGCCAGGCTGGCAAGAGTTGCCAAACGACATGCGCGAATCACTGGAAATGGTGGCGCACAAGGTAGCGCGGATTCTGAACGGCAATCCCAATTACGCGGACAGCTGGCACGACGTGGCGGGATTTACCACCCTGGTCGAGAAGCGGCTGAATGGGGAGGTGCTGTGACTGAGCGCCTAGAGCTGCGTTTGCATGAGCCGCAGCAGGCCCACAAGGCCATCATGCACGCCTGGAGGCACGCCAAAAACTGGCTGCTTGCCGGGCACCGGTTGGTGCTGACCATCAAGCCTGAGAAGCGCAGCAGCCCGCAAAACCGCCTTCTGCACGCCACGATTGCCGATATTGCCAAGCAAATCGAGTGGGCCGGGGCCAAGCGTGACGCGGAGACTTGGAAGCGTTTGCTGGTTGCTGCGTGGTGCCGGGTGCAGGGCGAGGCGGTGGAGATTTTGCCCGCCTTGGATGGGCATGGCGTGGACATCGTGCCCCGGCGCACGTCAAAGCTGACCAAGGCCGAGTGTGCAGAGCTGACCGAGTTTGTCACAGCCTGGGCGGTGGAGCATGGGGTGGTGCTGACTGCGCCGGATTACATGTGCGAGGGCTGGGACCTATGACATTCCGCCGCACACGATGCCCCCAGTGCAAAGGCAAGCTTGACCCCGGTCAGCGCATTCACCCCGATTGCATTGCGCCGTGGGCTGATGCGCAGGAGGCCAAAGCCCAGCGCAAAGCGGATAAGCAGGCCCGCATGGCAGCCAAGGTGCAAAGGGCAGAGATTGCACAGCGCAAGCAGGCCATCAAGACGCTGCCCCAGCTGCACCGTGAGGCCCAGGCCGCGTTTAACGCCTTCATTCGGGCGCGAGACAAAGGCAAGCCCTGTATTTGCTGTGGCCTACCCCTGTCTGCCGGGGATGTAGGAGGCACATTTGATTGCGGCCATTACCGCAGCGTGGGCAGTGCCCCGCAGCTGAGATACCACGAGGACAACGCCCACGGACAGCGCAAGCAGTGCAACCGCTGGGGGGCAGGGCGGGCGGTGGATTACCGCTTGGGGCTGATTGCGCGGATTGGCTTGGAGCGCGTAGAGGCGCTGGAGGCCATCAACGCCCCACACAAGTGGACGCGCGAGGAGCTGATGGCGATTCGCGATGCGTACCGGGCGAAGCTAAAAAATTTCTGATTGGGAGAGCCTATGCAGCAAAGCAGCACTATGGAAAAAATGGAATCCACCAGCAAGCCAATCCCAAGCACAGAGCGCATCTTTCAGGCCGTGCGTGAGCTGCGTGCGATGGATCAAATCGCCACGCGCGAAACCGTAGCCGAGCTGACGGGCTTGAAACTCTCGGTAGTGGATGACCGCCTGCGCAATCTGGTGGACGATGGCAAGCTAAAGCGCCTGCTGCGCGGCGTGTATGAGCTGGTGGAGAGCTTCCCCGAGCCCAGAGCCATCAGCAAGACCGTGCTGCCCAATGGCGCAGTTGTCTATGACATCGGGGATGATGTCTGGACACTGAGCCCGCAAGAGGCCCGCGTACTGGCCGAGCTATCCATGGGCGCGGCAGGCACTGCAGTCCTTATCAATAGCACAAACCAGCACCTGTACCTTGCGACCGAGCTGGCCGCGAAGGTAGAGAAGCTGGAGCGTGAGATGAAAGCGTACAAGGCGCATAAGCCGAACCCGCTGCAGGGGGATTGGCTTGAGGGTGTTTAATTCTTAATTGGTGCGCTGGTCGAACCGCGAACACACGCTTCAGCCAGTGCCAAGGTTTTTTTAGCGCTATCCACGGCCCGATAAACAGGCTGGTGCGCAATGCCTTCAGCCCGCGCAGCGCTGGCAACTGGCACACCGTCACACAGCACAGCCCGCAGGGCGCGGCCCCTGGGGGTGTCGATGCTCATACGCATGAGCGCGGCCAGGGAGCAAAACCGATCGAGGGTTAGCCGATCTGGCGCAGATGCATCTGGCGCGTCTATGCGCTCGATCAGCCAGTCGGTGAGCTTGCGCCCTTGGCTACGGCTGGCGGAAACCCACGCGCCTTTTTTTGCGCGGGGCACTGTTATGACGACCTGGGCGTGATCCATGCTCAAGCCCTCCCAGGCGCATAGCTATATGGCTGGCCTGCCGCATCCTCTGCCAGGACTTCTGCGAGCAGGTCTTCGGCTACCGGGTCAGCATCCCCACCGGCAGCGCGGTGGGCGCTGTACCACGTGGTGATTAGTGCGGCCAATGCATCCTCGTGCTGGCTCATGAAAAAGCCAGCAGGCAGGCCGCTTTCGGCCTCGATGCGCTCGATTACGGTGGTGTCAAAAGACACAGAGCCATCAGCTTCTCGTGCCAGCTTTAAATCGGTAAAGCTGATGCCAGGAATTTTTATCTGCATTTCGTGCATCCTTGATTGCAAGCCCGCTTGGCGGCGGGCTGGCTCTATCAATCAAATCTCAACTTCTACAGTGGAGGCTATTTGGGACGGGTGTGCTACCGCGCCCATTTCTTCCAAGTACGAAATACGCCCCTGGATTTCGTAAAAAATGGAGCTGCTTTCTTCGGCAGTCTCAAGAGAGGCTTCCAAAATTCTCTTTGCGGCGAACAGCCAGGCCGCCCGCTCTTGGATAAAGAGCATTTGGCGAACCGCGTTTTGCAGTTCTTTGCGGGTGCTATCACCCGCATCTTTGCGGCGCTGGGTTGCTTCCAGCGCTGCAGCAATGATGATGGCTTCTGCCTGGCTGTTTGTGCGTACGGTGTAGTTCATGATGCGTTTCCTTGTTTGCATTCCCGGTTCTGCCGGGCCAGGTGAACAACTTGTTTGCTGTTCATGGGCTCTATTATGCACCCTTTGCGGGGTGCATTCAAGCATTTTTTTAAATTATTTTTAGGTAAAAACCCTAGGGCAGCTATCAAATAGCTGCGAAGTGCAGTAATCCCACAACGCACCACCACCGCCCTCGGGCGGTTTTTTTGTGCCCAGCATAGGGTTAGGCCAATACCCAATGCGCCGGAACACTGGCGCACATGGATAAGACACCCAAAGATAAAGCCAAAGCTGCGCCCGACTGGGAGCGCATTGAGCTTGACTATCGCGCGGGCATCAAGACGCTGCGGCAGATAGCCGGTGAGAACGGCATCACTGAAGGTGCCATCCGCAAGCGTGCAAAGCGTGATGATTGGACACGCGATCTGTCTCATGGGAATGCCCGCCGACTAGAACCAGTGCGGCTGGTAGAAGTGGATGAAATGAGTAAAGCAGGGTTCGTCTATGTGATCTACATGGAGGACTCAGCCAAAGAGCGCTTCTACAAAATCGGCATGGCCTCGTCGTTTACTGCACGATTTAGCGCTCACCAGTGTGCATCACCATTTGACCTGTGCGTTGCGTGCGCCTACTTCGTGGGGAATATGCGCGCCGAGGAAGCCTATTTGCACACAGAGTTTGCTGATAACCGCATACGAGGTGAATGGTTCCGGTTGTCGGACGAGGATTTGGAGCTAGTGGCAAAAAGGGCAAAACTGGTATGAGCGCCATCAAAAAAAGTCCCATAGACTGGGAGGCAGTAGAGCTGCATTACCGGGCTGGCATTCGCTCACTCAAAGACATCGGCGCCGAATTTGGTGTGTCTGATGCTGGAATCATCAAGCGCGCCAAGCGTGATGACTGGGAGCGTGACCTGCGGGCAAAGATACAAGCCAAGGCTGAAGCCAAGGTTAGTGCGTCACTGGTTAGTGCCGAAGTTAGTGCGCAAACCAAGGTTGCAGAACGTCAAATTGTCGATGCCAATGCACAGGCTGTGGCCGATGTTCGGCTGGGCCAGCGCGATGACATTGGGCGAGCCAAAGGCATTACCCGCAGCCTTCTGGACGAGCTTGAGGATAGTGCGCAGGCATACGAGTTAGATGCCCGCGTAAAAATGTCAAAGACGCTGACAGAGACGCTGCGCATCGTCATTGACATGGAGCGCCAGGCTTTCGGCATGGATACCAAGGGCGCTGATGGCGCAGCACCAGGCGCAGCAGGCTACGTGCCGCCAGCTATCCGTGTGGTGCACGTGACTGCACCCGCGCGTCAGGAGGATGACGATGCAGGCGAGTGACGCACAAGATGCACCCGTGCTGCTGGTGCCCGAGAAGCTGGAGCCAATCTGGCAGCCGCGCCGCCACAAAGTGATGCACGGCGGCCGTGGTGGCGGTAAGTCTTGGACTGTGGCAGGTGTGCTACTGGCGATGGCTGCAGAAAAGCCACTGCGCGTGCTGTGCGCCCGCGAAATCCAGAAGTCGATCAAGCAATCCGTTCACCAGCTGCTGACCGACCAAATTGCCCGCTTGGCCCTGGGCGCCTTCTTTGAAGTGCTGGAGACTGAAATCCGGGGCATCAACGGCAGCCTATTTCTTTTTTCTGGCCTGCAGACGCACACGGTTGACTCGATCAAGTCCTTCGAGGGCTGCGACATTGTCTGGGTCGAGGAAGCCCACGGCGTGAGCAAAAAGAGCTGGGACGTGCTGATCCCCACGATTCGCAAGGAGGGATCGGAGATTTGGCTGACGCTCAATCCCGACATGGAATCCGACGAGACGTACCAGCGCTTTATCGCATCCCCATCGCCCGACACATGGGTCGTGGAAATCAACTGGCGCGACAACCCCTGGTTCCCCGAGGTGCTGAACCGGGAGCGGCTGAAGGCCAAGCGCACCATGCTGCCCGATGACTACGCCCATATTTGGGAAGGCCGGGCACGGCGCGTGGCCGAGGGTGCGATATATCGGCACGAGATGGAGGCGCTATATCTTGAGAATCGCGCGCGCGATGTGCCCTATGACCCGACCTTGCCGGTGCATACCGTGTGGGACTTGGGCTGGAACGATGCAATGACCATCGGCATGGTGCAGCGCGGCCCGCAAGACGTGCGAATCATCGACTACATCGAGGACAGCCATAGAACGCTGGATTGGTATGTGGCCCAGCTGGAGAAGCGCCCATACCGCTGGGGCACAGACTTTCTGCCGCACGACGGCAAGACCAAGAATTTTCAGACCGGCAAGAGCACCCAGCAGCAGCTGCAAGCCATGGGTCGCCGCGACGTGCAGGTGCTGTCAGCAATGAATGTCGAGGAAGGCATCAAGCTGGCCCGTATGCTTTTCCCACGCTGCTTTTTTGACGAGAGCAAGACCGCAAGGCTGCTGGAGTGCCTGCGCCGCTATCGCCGTGCAATGCACACAAAGACCGACGAGCCCATGGCACCGTTGCACGATGAATTTAGCCATGGCGCGGACATGTACCGCTACATCGGCCAGGCCGTGGACTTGATGCGGAACAGCACGCACCACGAATACACCGAGGCCCCGGCCCCCGTTTGCTATTGAGGACAATCACACCATGCAGCACACACCAGAAGAAAACGAGCCCGTGGACACGCCAGACGGCGCACTAACGGTGGACGAATACCGCGAGATCCACGAAGAGATCGACAACCAGCCGCGCGAGTGGCGAGCAGTCGCTGACCGCGAGATGGACTATGCCGAGGGGAACCAACTCAAGACCGAGCTGCTGGAGGCCCAGCGCCAGCTTGGCATTCCACCCAGCATGGAGAACCTGATTGGCGCAGCCTTGGAAGGCATTCGCGGCTATGAAGAGGCAACACGCACAGACTGGCGCGTGACAGCCAACGGCCAGCCAGGCGGCCAGGACGTGGCCGACGCTATCAGCTTCAAGCTCAACGAAGCCGAGCGCAACAGCAGGGCCGACGATGCCTGCGGCAAGGCGTTTTACCCGCAGATTGGCGTGGGCCTGGGCTGGGTGGAGGTCAGCAAGGGCGATGACCCATTCGGCTACCCCTACCAGTGCTTGCCGGTCAGCCGCAACGAAATCCACTGGGACTGGGCCAGCGAACGCGACGACATGACTGACGCACGCTGGCTGCGCCGTCAGCGCTGGATGCACGCCAGCCGCTTGGCGCGTGTGTTCCCTGAGCATTCGGAGCTCATCAAGCGCTTTGGCAAGGCCGGTACAGGTTGGTGGGGCGAATACAGCGGAGAGGACGTTGGCGGGCAAAGCACGGGCCTAAACCGCGCCTGGGACGTGGCCCGTGAATGGACGATTCAGGAAGACCGCTGGCACAACCCGCACAATAAAGAAGTCTGCGCTACCGAGCTGTGGTATCGCCGCTGGGTGGACGTGGTGGTGCTCAAGAGCCCAGACGGCCGGGTGGTGGAGTACGACGAGGAAAACCCCGCCCATGTGCATGCCGTGGCCAACAACTTGGTGGAGTACCGACGCGCCGTGGTGGCCCGTGTGCGCCGCAGCTACTGGCTTGGGCCGCATGTGCTTTTCGATGGGCCAACGCCTTACTCCCACCGCTATTTCCCCTATGTGCCTTTTTGGGGATTCCGCGAAGAGAGTACGCGCGTGCCCTTTGGCTATATCCGCAACATGCTCTACCAACAGGACACGCTCAACAGCGGCAACTCGCGCCTGCGCTGGGGCATGAGTGCCTACCGCGTAGAGCGCACCAAAGGTGCGATTGCAATGGCGGACGACCAATTCCGCCGCACTGTGGGCCGCTTGGATGCAGACATCGTGCTGGATGCTGCCCACATGGCCCAGCCAGGCGCGCGGTTTACTGTGGAGCGCGACTACCAGATGAACCAGCAGCAGATGGACATGCTGGCCAACGCACGCCAAGCCATCGAGCGCGTGAACCCGGCAGCAGCAGGGGCTTTCAGTGGACGACGCGGCACGGCCACCAGCGGCATTCAGGAGCAAACCCAGGTGGAGCAGGCCAACCAGTCGCTGGCGCACATGATGGGCAACTTCAAGCGTGGCCGAACCCTGGTGGGCGAGATGCTGATGGCAATGATCGTGCAGGACATGGGCAAGGAAGAAAGCACGGTGGTGATCGAGGGTGACGCAATCACGCCGGAGCGCACCATCATCATCAACCGCCAGGAGACAGACGCAGCAGGTTACCCCTACCTTTCCAACGACCTGCAGCGAACGCGCCTGATGGTGGGCTTGGAGGACGTGCCGAGCAGTCCGACCTATCGCGGCCAGCAACTCAATGTGCTGTCGGAAGTGGTTAAGTCCATGCCGCCGCAGTTCCAGGCCGTGGTGATGCCGCTCATGGCTTCGCTTATGGACATGCCATTCAAAAACCAGTTGGTGGAGGCGCTGCAGCAGGCCGGGGCGCAAGAGACACCCGAGCAGGTGGAGCAACGCATTCAACAGGCGGTGCAGGACGCGCTGGCCAAGGCCGGGAACGATCTCAAGTCGCGCGAGCTGGATATGAAGGAGCGGCTGACCGAGGCCCAGATCAAGCAGATCATGGCCCAGGCGGTGCAGACCGGCGTGCAGGCCGCATTCAGTGCCATGCAGGGCGGCGCTCAGGTGGCGATGCAACCGCAGATCGCGCCCATTGCCGATGCCATCATGCAGGGCGCGGGCTACCAGAAGCCCAACCCGGGCGGCGACGACCCCAATTTCCCGACCCCAGCCGGTGTGCCAATGCAACCAGCGCCAGCCGACCAAGGCGCGGAGCTGGGCGACGTGCAGGCCAACACCAGCCCAGCATTCCCACCCGTGCCACAACAGGCAGAGCAGGGAATGACCGGAATTGAGACACCGACCACCACCGATAACCTTGGAGTAGAGCAATGACCGCTCAACAACAAATTGACAACACCATCATTCAAGTGATGACCAAGGCGCTGGATGAGCTTGCATCCGCCTGCATAGACGAGACTGGCGCAGCAAAGGCACCAGACAAGAAGGCGCTGATGAAGGCCCGCGCCATGCTGCCATCTTGGTGCGCAAACTCACTGACCAAGCCAGCAGCCAAACAGGCATAGCCAGCGCCAGCACCACACAAAGCCGCCCACCGAGGCGGCTTTTTCATGCCCGCCCAGCATAGGGTTTAGCGAATCCCAAGTTCTTTTTGAGACTTGCCCATAAGCACCGCGCACGCGATGCGAAGCCCGATAGCGCTTTGACGCTTCGGAATCGAGAGCAGACGGAGCGAGCCACAGGCACGCACCTGATTGCTGCCCCTTGCGGCCACGGCGATATGTGGCGGGAAAGCAGGACTCAAAAACATGGGATTCGACTATTCAAACATCGAGGGCGCTTTAACGCCTGAACAGGCCGCCGCAGCTTTGGCCGCTGGCGAGGGCGATACCAGTGCAGAACTGGAAAACGGTGGCGCGCCCGATGCCACTACTGAGCAGGACGACGCAGCAGCCAACGATGGCGACAACAAGGCCAAGCCCGACGCGGCAGCCACCGGCGATGGAGCAAGCGCCACGACCGAAGCGGGAGAGCCCGCCAATGCCGTGGTGCTGGCGCGCGATCGTGTTCACACCATCCCCTACGAAAAGCTGGAAGAAGCCCGAAAGGGTGAACAAGAAGCCCGCAAAGGCGAACAGCACTGGAAAGCCCTGGCAGAAGCCGCCCAGCAACAGCTGGCCGAGCTGCAGGCCCAGGCGCAAGCCCGAGCAGATGCCGGGACTGCCCCGACCAAGACCGACAACATGGTGGCCACTGCAGAGGCTGCCATCGAGGCGGGCGCGGACGTGGGCATCTTTGGCGACTTCTCAGAAGAGGCACTTGCAAAAGGTATTGCAACGCTGGTGGAACAGCAGGTTCAGGCGCGTGTAAACGCGGCATTGGAGCCTCTGGCCACCAAGCAGGCGAAGGACGCGGCAGCCGCCCACTACGACGCCATCTATACCAAGCACCCGGACGCGGATTCGATTGCCCAAAGCACCGAGTTCGCGGCCTGGGTCAATGCCCAGCCCAGTGCAGTTCGCAACGCCTATTGGGGGCTTTTCGATGCCCAGACAGGCGGCACGGCCGAGGAAATCGTCGAAGTGTTCGATGCCTTCAAGGCCGCGAGCACGCCGAATCCCAACACCCCAGCAGCAGCCAACTACAAGGCCGCTGCCAGCGCCGCCGTAGCGGCAGCCAAAGCCACACCACCCGCGAGTCTGTCCAGTATTCCTGGCGCTCGTGTGGAGGGTGCTTCTGAGCTGGACCGCGCGGCGGATATGTCCGGCCCCGATATGCTGGAGGCGACAAAGAACATGTCGCCCGCGCAGATCGAGGCATGGCTAGACCGTCAGATTTAAGGAGTGCCAGCCATGAGCACGAGCAAAACCAATACCCCGCACGGGGCACCGGGCAACATGATTCAGCAGGCCGTGGGTGTTTTCAACACCTGCAGTCAGCGCAACACGCAAATGCGCCACCTGACGGGCTCCATGCCCCAGGTCGGCGCGGCTGTAGCTGCAGCAGGCGGCAAGCAGTCCAAGACCACGATGCCCATTGTTCAGGCGCAGAACCTGACAAAGAACAAGGGTGACGAAATCACCTTCCATCTGGATAACCCCATTGGCGGCTACCCCATCATGGGCAGCGACTACGCCGAGGGCAAGGGCATTGGCATGTCCTACAGCGAGGACAAGCTGCGCATCAACCAGGCGCGTTTCCCGATCGACATGGGCAACACCATGACGACCTTCCGCACGCCCTACGACCAGCGCCGCATGGCCCGGCCCAAGGCGCAAAAGCTGATGAACCAATACATGGATCAATCCATTTTGGTTCACCTGTCTGGTGCGCGTGGCTTTCAGGATCACAAGATCGAATGGTCGGTGCCCCTGGCCAGCCACAAGGACTTCGGCAGCATCATGGTGAACCGCGTCAAAGCGCCCACCAAAAACCGCCACCTTGTGGCTGGTGGTGGCAGTGTGGCCGAGCTGGCGGTAAATAGTGGTGAGCTGAAGATCGCTACCACCGACACCTTGAGCATGGATGTGCTTGATTCGGTGCGCCAGTGGAGCGACAGCATCCCGCTGCCTCCCCCGCCTGTGGAATTTGACAACGACCAGGCCGCGACCGACAGCCCGATTCGCGTTTTCCTGGCTTCGCCTGCTCAATACAGCGCGTTTGCCACCGATCCCGCTTTCCGCTCTTTCCAGGCTAACGCCCATGCCCGCGCCCGCTTGGCCAAGGATCACCCGCTGTTCCTGGGCGATGCTGGCCTGTGGAACGGCATCCTGATCCTGAAGAACCCCAAGGCCATCCGCTTCTACGCTGGCGACGAAATCAAGTATTGCGCCGCCTATGACAGCGAAGTGGAATCGTCTTGCGTGGTGCCTTCGTCTTTCACCGACAAGTTCGCGGTGGATCGTGGCCTGCTGCTGGGCGGCCAAGCCCTGGCCATGGCCTTCGGCGCGTCCGAGCACTCGGGCATCCCGTTCTTCTGGAGTGAAGAGAAGGGCGACCACGGCGACAAGATGGAAATGCTGATTGGCGCCATCTGGGGCGCTTCCAAGATTCGCTTTGCAGTGGATCACGGCGACCACACGGAATTTACCGACCACGGCGTGACTGTGTTGGATACCGCTGTGTCCATCATGAAGCCGCGCGGCTGATGACCTGACCCAAGGCCAGTCGGTTCAATGACTGGCCTTGTATTCAACCCCTGATTTACCGGAGGCCACCATGGCAACCATCAAGAAAAAATTTATCGGTGACAAGCAGTTCGGCGGCTTCACGCCATACGGCAACGTCACGACCATTCGCGCAACGCTGCAGACCAACTCCACCGGCGCGGCCATCAATTCCGACTCTGCTGCCGCCATCGCTGTGGGCGATGTGGTGGTTTTGGAAAAGCTGCCCGAGGGCTTCCTGCTGGAAGACGCGCAGGTGATTGTGTCCACCGGCATGACCGCGACCGCCACTGGATCGCTTGGATTCATCTACGCCGATGGCGTGGATAGCACCGATGTTCCCCAGGATGCGGCCTACTTTGGCGCTGGCCTTAACGCGGCTACCGCTGCCCGCATCCGCACTGCCAGCACCAAGGCCCCTGTGCGTTTGGCCAAGGAGGCTTACCTGGTGTGGACGCAAGGCGTGATTGCCAATGCCAAGGCATCGCGCATTGACGTGATTGTCCACGGCGAGCGCATGGGCCCGAACTAAGGCGCAAGCAGAAGAGTGGGGCGGGCTTCGCGGCCTGCCCCGCCATGGCATCACCAGCAGGGACACGACATGACCACACCCCAAGACGTTGCAGTGACCTACACCGGCACTGACGACCCTTTCAAAGACCGCATTTACCGCTCTGGCCTGACGTTCGCGCCTGGCCAGACTCGCATGGTGCCTGCTACGCTGGCCCAGCGCTTCCTGCGTCACTCGGACGTGTTCAAAGAAGGTTCTGCTGGTGAAGCCAAGAAAGCCAAACAGGCCCAGGCCGAGCAGGACGACACCAAGCAGGTGCTGGAGCAGCAACAGCAGGAGCAGGACGAGCAGCGCCAGCAAGAGGATGCCCGCTTTGCCCTGATTGACCAGCTGGACAGCATGGACAAGCCCGGCCTGATTGCCTGGGCAAAGGACAACTACAAGCAGTCCATCCCCGGCAACCTGGGGATTGAGAAGGTGCGCGAGCGTGCCAAGGGCTTCATTGACCAGTACGGAGCACCATGACGCTGGAAGACCTCATTCGCCGCTTCCGCGTGCTGGCCAACGACAACGCACAGCCCTACTTTTGGGAAGACGTGGACGTTACCGACTGGCTGGACGATGCCCATGCGCAGGCGTGCATCCGTGGGCGGCTGCTGCGCGACGACGCCACGGCGAGTGTGTGCACCATTGCTTTGACGCCAGGCAAGGCCACATACAAGCTGCACCCCAAGCTGTACGAAATCATTTCGATCCGATTGGTGCCTGCTGACGGCTGCCCCCGCCCGGTTGCGCTGAAGTCGCGCGAGTGGCTGGATGCAAACTACCGCGACTGGCGCGATTGCCAGCGCCCCGTGGTGACGGCCATCCAAAACGACACCAGCATCCGAGTGGTGGGCAAGGTGGAAGTGGGTGACACGCTGCAGATGGAGGTGTACCGCCTTCCCATGCTGTCGCTGTCCGACTCGGACACCCCCGAGATTCACGAAGCGCACCACGAGCATTTGGTTCAGTGGGCGCTGCACCGCGCTTTCAGCATCCCGGACACCGAGGCGTTTGATCCTGCGCGCGCAGCCAGCGCCGAGGCGGCATTTACCCGCTACTTCGGCTTGCTGCCCGACAGCGACATGCGCCGCACCACGCGCGAGGACGTGGTGCACCACAACGTGTCGATCTTTCCCTGACCGAACCCGCATCGCCATAGCAGAGCCATGAAGCACATCACGCTCAACCAGTTCACCGGAATCAACAACCAGTTGAGCCCCGATGACATGGACAAGGCCGACCTAGCGGCATGCGTCAACTTCGATGTCAATGATGCTGGCGCCTTGGTGTCTCGCCCTGGGCTTGCGAGCGTGTGGACTGGCACGGATGCTCATTCGCTGCATGGCCACGACGGGGCGCTGTTCTTTCGTGCTGCGGACAAGTTGTACCGACTGGCTGGCGGTGTGGCTGCGGTGGTGGACACCGGGCTTGATGGCGCGACCTGCTTTGCCAGCGCGCCGCAGGGACTGTTCTATTCGGATGGCCAGCGGTGCCGCGTCTATGCCGGTGGAACCGCCGCCTCCTGGGGCCTGCCTGCGCCTTCGTTTTCTGTGAGTGGGGCGCCTGGCACCAGCCTGGTAACGGCGGTGTACCTGCGCGACGGGATGGAGTCTGGAGCAGCTACCCCCGCCGCTGCCGGTGATACAGCGGTGGTGGACATCCCGGCGCATCCGGAGGCCACGCACAAGGCGGTGTACCTGTCCAAGCCCGGTGGCACGGTGCTGTACCGGGCGGCTGTGGTGCCTGTGGGGCATGGTCCCGTCACGGTGAACGCCAGCATGGCCACCGGCCCGGCGCTGGAAACGCTTCACAAAACACCACCGCCAGGGCACGAGGTTTCTGCAATCTGGAATGGCCGTGCGCTGGTAGGGGCAGGCCGATTCCTCCTGTACTCGGACCCTTTCCGGTTCGATCTGTTCGACCCATTGCGTCAGGCCGTCCCATTCCCCAGTGACGTGACCTTGCTGGTGGCGGTTTCTCCACAGGCGCTGATTGTGGGCACCGACAGCGCGATCTATCGCCTGACCGGCGCGGACATTGGCGCGGCATCCATGAGCCAGATCGCCGACTTCGGCGCGGTGCGCGGCGCCGGGGTGCGGGTGGATGCAAGCGTCTTCCCCGATGCGGGGCAGAGTGTCGGCGTGGTGTTTGCCGCGCATGGTGGCTTCTGCTTTGTCGGGGCTGATGGTGGTGTGGCCAACCTGAGTGGGGCGCGGTTTCGACCGGGGCGCTTCATTTCCGGGTCGGCTGCTTTTTCTCGAAAGCCGGGCAATCACTCGGTGGTTTTCACGATCCGCAAGTAATAAGGAGGCCCTATGGCACTGAAACTCTCGACAGGTCTGGTCAACGCGACCATGGCCGAAAAATCGTTCAAAGCAGCGCTGGAAGGCACCGGCGCGGCTGGTTTCTTCATCGACATCTATTCCGGCGCACGCCCGGCGAGTCCCAACGATGCGGCCACGGGAACGAAGCTGGCTCGCATCACCGCTGCGGCTGGCGCGCGCCTGCACTTTGCTGCTGCAGCCGTGGATGGCGTGATTGCCAAGGCGGCCGCTGAAACTTGGCAGGCCACGGGCCTGGCCAATGGCGCCGCAGGCTATTTCCGCGTGGTCACGGATGCTGATGCTGGTGACACATCTTCGACAACTGCGATCCGTGTGGACGGCGTGATTGCCGTTTCGGGCAGCGACATGGACATGACCAACACATCCATCGCACTGGGTGCGCCTCTACTCATCAACACAGCGACTTTCACGATGCCTGTCGCTGCATAAGGAGCCACAACCTTGACCATTCGATTCAACACGGCCATGCGCGATGCCATGGTGACTGCCCTTACAAACGCCATTAGTGGCTATACGCTCTCGATCTACACCGGATCGCAGCCAGCGACGGCGAACGATGCCGCCACTGGAACGAAGCTGGTGGACATCACGATCAACGGGTTCAATGCCCCAGTCTCAGGCTCGGCAACCCTGAACACCTCGACGCCCAACACAGGTACAGCGGTGGCGACTGGCACTGCGGGCTGGGGACGTATCGTTGGAGGTGCAGGCGAGCGCATTGACGGCACGGTGGGCACTTCGGGCACCGACTTCACGATCAACAGCACATCCATCACCAATGGCGCGACCGTGACGCTCACGGCAATGACGGTCACCCAACCGGCATCCTGATCTGAGCCCGCAGCACCATGGCCCTGAGCATCAAGAAGCAGACCATCACCGGCAGTTTGTCGGTGTCGATCGTTTCTGCGCCAGTGTCCATACCCAGCCAGGTGCTTTCTGTCACTCTGGTGCAAGCAGTTAATCCCTCCCTGCAAGCGGACTTTGCTGCTCCGATGCAGACGATCACTGGCGCCTTGTCGGCGCTGGATATTGCTGCGCCAGTGGTCATCCCGATGCAGAGTATCTTCGGTGTTCGGCCCGAGGTGTCTGCCGCCATCGGAATCCCAGCGCAACAGGTGCAGGCTGAAATGTTCCAGCCTGTGCTGGGCATTCCGATGCAGCAGGTGACTGCAGAGGTTGCTGTTCCGCTGGAGGTGCAGGGCACGGTTGCTATACCGATGCAGCAGTGGCCGCAGTATGTTTTTGGGAGCATCCATGGATCGCTGCCAGTCGTGCAGTGCGCCATATCGGGCTATGTGGGCTACTCAATCACGACAAGCCTTCCGGGTGTGCAGTCCGCCATTGCTGTCATCAATGGGGCGGCAATCTCAGCCCATGGCGTGCTGCCTGGGCTGCAGGCTGCAATTGCGGTGGAGCGGCCTGCAGAGATTGCCGCACGACTACCCCTGGTGCGGTCGGCAATGGTGTGTGTTGCTGGCCCTGCCGCCAGCCTGGATGCCAAACTGCCAACGGTGGGCGCCAAGCTGCTTGTCCTGGCCGGGCCTGCGATCCGCATTGCGGGCACCATCCCCGGCGTGTCGGCGTCGATTACTGGCAGCGCCGTCGCCGTGGGCACGGTGCGCGGGGCACTGGCTGCACCTCGGGCCACCATCAGCGCGACCACTGGAACCGTGGCGAGCATTCACGCTGCTGTGCCCCTCGGGCTGCGCAGCAGCATGCTCCTGTGGGTGCAGCCGCAGATTGATCTGAATGCAGCGCTGCCTGCCATCAGGGCCAGGCTGAACCTGCGTGCACTGGAGCAGGCAGCCGATGTCATCAACTTCAACCTGCGCCGGGCAGCCGTGAGCATGCACGAAAGCGCGTTTGCCCCCCACTGCGTGGCCGAGGTGGACGGCGTGGTGTATGCGGCAGGCCCAGGGGGAATCTACGCCTACACCGGCACCCTGGACGGAGCGGCGGACTTCGCGCAGCGCGTGACCTTCGCCAACCTTGACTACGGCACATCCAGGCTGAAGTTCCTGGATTCCTGCCTGGTGGAGGCTGACGCCACTGCCGCGCCCAAGGTGTGCGCCAAGGTGCCGCATGAGCCGGAATACCAGTACCTGGCACGCGGGCCAAAGCTGGGCACGCTCTACAGGGCTGCCCTGGGCCGTGGCCTGCGCCATCGCCGGGTGCAGTTCTCGGTGGAGGGCAGGGGAGTGCGCTCGCTGTCGAGCGTTGAGGTGCTGTTGCACGAGTCGCGCAGGGGGTTCTAAGCATGGCCCGTGTCGTTCCTGTTGGCCCCATTGACCCCGAACTGTACGCCTTCGCCAAGAAGGAGGCGGAGAAGGCCGAGCGCAATCCCAGGTATGTGCCCAAGAAAAGGGAAACGCCTGCGCACACGGTTTTCTATCGCCGGGCTGGGGCAACAGTGAAGGCGTTTGTGATCGACAAGATTGCGCCGATTACGTTTCCTTCTCCTGGCTCTGCGATACCGATCCGGCCCAATTTCTTGCATCTGCACAGCGAGCTACCAAAAAAAGTATATGGGAGGGCAAACCTGTCTATGTCGAACAGCCGGGAGTATTGCGACATAGACAGCCCACTGGGCAACTCTAGCTCCGCTTATGCGGACACCTTAGCAGCTAGGTATACGTTCTTTTTAGCAAGGACTTGGCTGATGGAGCATGTAGACGCCACAAACGCGAATGCATACGGTCGTCCTAATCGCGCAATCCAATACGCGCACGGTAACAGCGTTATTCGGAACGCGATCCTTGCTAATTGGCGCGCGGAAGACGGGGAGTTCTCTCGGAGGCTGGCGCCGTGGCTCGATGAAGACGGGAATCTTCAATTGGGCATCGACACTGACGCAAATAATGGTGGCACGGTAATAAATACACACAGAGATGCATTCTCGCGTACACAGGGGCACACCGTCCAAAGCCACCGTTTCAGCGGTTATCTCGGCGCACTTTGGTCCGCCAGACACAGCAGTTTCACTGAAACCGTGACTGTGGACGTTAGCGGAGTATTTCTAGCGGCAGACATACGTGATGCGCGAACCGACGAAGGGTATATAACCACGCAAAAATCCGCAATGCGGTCTACTGCATCTGCAAATATGAGCGATGCTAGCGTATATGGTGGTGATACTACGGCTCGCGCCGAAGTAAATTCGGATGTGGTGCAGTTTGGCCTGCATACGCCTGCGTGCTCTTTTAGTGGGGCGGTTATGTTCCCCGCCATACTGAACAAATTCAGTGCTACCGCATACATCGGGTCCCCCACCGGAAGTCTTAACTATGACATCCAGCTCTCGCCCGGCATATTCAAGAACCTCGACGACAAAGTGATATGTAAGGAGGGCGTGAGTGTTACGCGGAGTGTTGTAGGCTACGCATCACCAACGGAAAGGGATGCCGCCGTCCCCAGAAGATCATACATATATATCCTATGTTCCACAGAGTCAGAGTTCCCTGGTGTAATGGTATGGGTGACAGCACTATCGCCAGAACTGCAACCTATTCTATACGGCGCGGAGGATAACGTAGTCAAGGCCGGGATGCTAGATATGTTTTCTATGCGTGGAGGTGATAATAGAGGTGCACCAAGCCTGTGGCCCCGCATGATCACCGACGGGATATGCACTAGATACGCATGGTTCTTTGTAAATAGATACTACGAGTACAGCGAACCTAGCCGAGACGTGTCCAACAAAATCTCTGTAATTGTCTTCCCAGACGGGGGCGATAACTGGTACGACATCGAATCCTTGACGGTGCATTCAGTCGAGCTGATGAAGCGCACCCCACGATATGTTGTCGCTCCAGGAGAGTCGATATTCATTTCCATCGCCGAAAAGTATGGCAGTGCGAATGTCCCCCCGAGCCCTTACACAATAAACGGTATCGTGGAGGAAAAAGGCAGTGACGGTCAACCGACCGGGATGTACCTTGCAGGAGACGGCACCATCAGCGGGATACTTTCGGAGGAGGGGGTGACATTCGACATTTCACCCAGGCAGCCTCCAGGTGTCCCACGGGTTGTTGATGTCGAGGTACAGACTGAACGCACGCATCCTGCGCGGGCCAGGTTCGAGGTGGTATCCGCCACTCCATGCGCCGCCTCGATGACGATTGAGCTGGTCAACCAAGGAGCTATCCTTGCCGGACAGAGCGCAGTATTCTACTTGACAGTCACCGGCTTTGCGGACGGAGCAGTTATCCCATACGAGATTACTCTTGGCGACCAAAAAGTGGCCGAGCGTACTGCCGAAGTTGTAAGCGGCGTATCCGTGATATGGTTCGCACCCTCTGTATTCGCATCCTACATAGAAGAAGTCCGCGGATACAAATTATTAAATCCGTATGACAGCGGCGTCAGCACAAACAACTTCAAAATCTCCATAAAACATCAAGCGGCGCCGCCTCCATTATCGTTCTCTGTGCTGTACGGCACCACAACGCACCAAACGCCCTCGGGTCGCCCAGAAACACCGAAGTTTTCCCTCCCGCACATCAACGCGGAAGTCATCCGGGACGGAAGAAGTGGGGACAAGGAGCGGTGGGTAATTTCATCGCGCTGCGGTTTGCTGGATAAAGTGTGGTACAGCATAAAAACAAAGCGCGCTTATGTCACTTACTGGGATGGTAAGTCGTGTGAGGTGTCCAACATCTTGAAGAAAAATCCAGAGTCTGGAAAGTACGAGTTCAACCCAGACTGGAAAGAAGTGCCATTTGACTACCCGCCTGCCGTTGATCCATTTGGAATTAAGGGAGCGCTTGAGCCATACGTGTACGCCTATATGGACTACGAAGCCAGCCTGACAGGCGAGTAACAGAAACAAACCAAGGAATCACCCATGGCAGTCTCAAAAATCATCGAAGAGTCCCAGGGCTACGCAAGGGACTGGGTTAGCAGCGCCGATTCGCTTGTCCAACGACTGGGCGATTTCTCGGGCCACCGTTGGCCAGAGAAAATCTATGTGCCCAACTGGAACGAGCTCCAGCCCGGCAGCGGCACGTTCACATCCAACCTGCTCGCACTGCTCAATGGGAATGCTTGGACTGGCGATGCAGACATCGGCAAGGTGACATTCGAGCAGCCGCCGAAATTCAACAGCGGCGACATCCCGAAGGCGCCCGCCTTCGACTTCGACAAGTTCAACGTGCCGGGGCTGAACGTCTCGCCCCCCCAGGTGAACATCGGCAAAGCACCGGCGCCACTGAAAGCATCGGCGCCCAACGCGCCGCACCTGAACCCCGTCAGCATCCCCAGTGCGCCAACGCTGAACATCCCCGCCCCGGTGGAGGTTTCGACCACGATCAACCTGCCATCTGTGCCGACGATTGACCTGCCACCGGCCCTTACATCGCTGGATTTCAGCTTTGTGGCGGCGGTGCCTGATGCGGCGTTCACGTTCCATTTCGATGAGGTGGCCTACAGCTCTGCGCTGCTGGACGGGGTAAAGGCCAAGCTCCTGCACGACCTGCAGCACGGAGGCTACGGGATTGAGCCGGGTGACGAGGTTGCGCTGTGGGAGCGGGCGCGGGAGCGGGAGGCCGAGCTTGCCAGCCAGGAGCTGGACACGATCAGGCGGGATTTTGCGAGCCGGGGGTTCCTGTTGCCTCCGGGCGCCCTGTTTGCCGCCACAGAGGGCATCCGTGCAAAAACCCTGGCGGGCGCGGCTTCGCTGTCTCGGGACGTTGCCCTCAAGCGCGCCGACCTGCTGGTCGAGAACCGGCAGTTCACCATTCAGCAGGCCCGTGAAGTAGAGGCGCTGCTGGTGAACATGCACATGGCGGCCATGGAGCGGGTGCTGCGCGCTGCTCAGATCAGCGCACAGTTTGCGGTTGAGGTGTTCCGCGCACGCGTGGAGAAGGCCAAGCTGCGGCTGGAAGCCATCCAGACCCAGGCGCAGACCTTCCGTGATGCAGTGGCGGCAGAGGCCCAGAAGGTCGAAATCTACCGGGCACAGCTCCAGGCAGAGCTGTCGAAGATGGAGATCGACAAGAACAGGGTGGAGCTGTACCGGGCGAAGCTGTCCGGGGTGGAGATGCTGGCCAACATCTACCGCATCCAGGTGCAGGCAGCCGAGGCGGCAATCAACGCCGAGCGCTCCAAGGTGGAAACCTACAAGGCCGAGATTGATGGCTACCTGGCCCTGGTTCGCGCCAAGGAGTCGGAGTTCTCGGGCTACGAGGCGCAGTTGCGCGGCGAGCAGACCAAGGTGCAGCTCTACGGCGAGCAGGTGCGTGCCTACACGGCCCAGGCTGACGCCAAGAAGACCCAGGCGGACGTGAAAGCGCTGGAGGTGCGGGCCTACAGCGAAGCGATGGATGCTGCCATCCGCCGGTTCGAGGCGGAGGTGCGCGCCGTGGCCGAAAAGAATGGCGTCCTGCAGAAGGCAGACGAGGCCAAGTTGCGCGCGTTCACCGCCAAGATGGACGCTCTGAGGGCCAGGCTGTCCGGGGCTGAGAGCTATGCGCAGGTAGGTATCAATGAGGAAGTGCAGCGCACGCGCAACCGCCTGGAGGCTTCGCGCCTGTCCGTGGATGCGGCCAAGGCGCAGATTGCGCTGAATCTGGATTCAGACCGCTTCCGCATGCAGGCGGCCGAGGCAGCCGTGGGCGTGTACAAGGAAATGGTGATGGGTGCGCTGGGGGCGCTCAACTCCATTGCTTCGCTGTCCGAGTGATCGCGGGCCGCGTATAGGGTTTGGCGTCAGCGCCACAGCCGCCGAGAATGACGCAACGATATTCAAAGGATGCTCCATGCGAGGCTTTCAACCCCAACATTTTGCAGACGGCGGCCTGGTTCAGGGCGTAAAACGGTTATTCGGCGTAAACAACCGTCAGCTAAAGCAGACGGCTTTTGATGCAACGCATTGAGCAACCTCATACGTTGGCGCATCTTGGACAGTTTCTGCCCAAAGGTTTGATTTATGCAGGATATTTACAGCAGCATTCATATCCCGATCAAGCACAAGTCCGCAGTCAGGGCAGTTATGCACCCTGTCGGCCAGTGTTTTTGGGTGAATGCTGCCGCAACCGGAGCAAGCTTGGCTGGTGTAGGCCGGGTTCACGAACTCGACTGTCTTGCCAGCGTTTTCAGCTTTGTAAGACAGGCAGTGAACAAACTTGCTCCACGCTGCATTGTGGACAGACTTGGCAAGCATTCCGCGAGCCAAGCCCTTCACATTCAAATCCTCCAGCACGATGCCGTCGTATTGCGCGACAAGCCGCTTGCTGGTGGACTGGATGAATTTCTCACGCTCACCCGCAACACGCCGGTGAACTTTCCGAACCGATGCTTTCGCGGCCTTCCATCCGCTACTGCCCTTCTTGCGGCGGGCAAGGCGGCGATTGGCCATGCGAAGCTGCCGGGCATTGTCCTTTGTGAACTGCGGCAGGGCCAGCGTTTCTCCTTCGCTGGTGGCGATGAAACTGGAAAGTCCCAGGTCAATGCCGACGACAGAATCAGGCACTACGGGCAGAACGTCATTGCACTCGAACTGGAGCGAAACGAACCATTTGCCATCGCGGCGGCTGACCGTAGCGGCCTTGATCTTCGCGCCATCAGGCAACTCGCGGTGCCAGCGCACCTTGATGCCTGCCGGGATACCAACGATGCGCAGGCGGTTGCCTTGCAGTCGCAAACCGTCACCGTAGGTGAACTCGGCGGTATTGAATCTTGCCGATGCCCTGAAGCGCGGGAACCCGGCTTTCTGGCCCCTCTTGACGCGGGCAAAAAACGCCTTGTATGCCTTGTCCAGCCGCTTCAAAACTTTCTGCTTGGCCGTGTGGCTGAACTGGCGGTATTGCTCGTCGAGCTCGCGAATCTCTTTCAGGCCCGCTGCCTGTTCGTTGTACGAGATAGTGACTCCAGCCTTGCGGTATGCGTCGATCCGGCTTTCGAGCGCGGCGTTGTACAGCCTGCAAAAGCACAGCAGCATCTCGCCCAGCTTCTCCGATTGGCTGGCCGTTGGGTAGACGCGGTATTTGTGCGAGCGGATCAATTACTTGCCCTTCTGCGATTCGATGTAGCGGCGGACAACCGCATCAGAAACGGCGCCCACGGTGCCCGCGTAGTAGCTCCGGCTCCACAGTGTGGGCAGGCGGCTTCGGAGTGCGGGGAATTCACTACGCAGGATGCGGGACGATGCGCCTTTCAGACGGTTGACGATCTCCGCAACGGAGTAAATCGGATCGGACTCTATGAACAGGTGGACATGATCCGGCATGACTTCCAGCACATGAATCGTCCATACATGCTCCGCGCGAACATCCTCAATCACTTCGCGCAAGCGCTTCTCAATCGCACCCTCCAGCACGGGGCGACGATACTTCGGGCACCACACAAGGTGGTACTTGAGACTGAAAACCGCGCCGGAATTCTTGGCGTACTGCGACATGCGGAAGATTATACATCTTTCGCGTATCTATATCAACCAACCAAAGGAGAAGCGGCGATTCCGCTGCCAGCTAAAGCAGGCAGTCCCCTCGCCGCGTAATTTATGGACGAAGAACGCAATGCTCAAATCGCAGCCTACCGCGCCCGCGCAGCGGCAGAGAAGGCGCAGCAGCAGGCCCAGGCGCAGCAACAAACACCACAGCCACAGCAGCGCGCAGTGACGGAATACAGTGGCATGAGCGCAACGCAGCGGCGCGAGAAGGAGCTGGGGCTGAAGGATGGCGGAGTGGTGCCGCGCGGGTTCAAGCCGGGCGGCCTGATCCGTGGGCCTGGCACCGGCACCAGCGATTCCATTCAGACCGAAAAGCGACCAGGCACCTTCATCATGCCTGCCGATTCCACGCAGGCCATTGGCCCCGAGGCCCTGGAAGAATTGGTCGAAGTGGACGATAGCGCCGTGGAAGAACAGGGCGAAAAGGTGCCTGTTCGCCTGAGCAACGGCGAATTCGAGGTTCCACCAGAGCAGGTGCAGGCGCTGGGCGAGGCGGTGCTGACCGTGCTTCGTGACGCAACGCATGAGCGAACCGAGGAAGGCCGGCAGGCATCGCCAAAAGCAGCCGGGTTCGCGCCGCGCCAGTTCTTCGCAGATGGCGGAACGGTGCAGGATGACGAGCAAAAGCGGCTGGCTAACCAGACAGCCATGTATGTGATTGGTGCACAAGAGGCTGCAGCCAACCGGCCTAAGCCTGCGCCAGTGGCGGAACCTGTTGCGCCGCCTGCAGCAGCGCCATCGTCTGCACCTGTTGCTGCCGGATTCATGCCCGGCACCCGCGCGGTGTTCAACGAATCTGGCAAGGCCATTGGTGATCTTGCCAAGCAAGGCCGATATGGAGCAGCCGCAGGCGAGACCGCGCGCGCAGCCCTGGCCTATGTGCCTGCAGTAGCTGATGATTTGATCGGTGGTGCCGTTCGGGCTGTGGCTCCAGGCATTGCTGATGCTGGAAGGCAGTTTCTTGGTATGGGCGATGGAGCAACGCCTGCAGTTACCAGCCCGACCGATGCGCGCCTTGCCACGGGAGCCCAGCGGGCGCCCGCCGGGTTTGCCCCGGCGATCAAGCCGCAGGCGCCGGCCTCAGCGAGCGCGCCGGTGGTGGTGCAGCGGATGGCGCAGCCGCCCCAGTCTCCCGCCTTTGACTTCGACAACTTCCAGCCAGCACCAGGGCAGGGCGCTTTCCGCAACGAGCAGACCGGCGAGGTCACGCGCCTGCAGGACGGCCCCGCACCGATTGGCACGCGCACCTGGAAAGAGCCCAACGTGCTTCCGCGATCCGATGCGCGGCCGGCCGCCCAGCGCCAGGATGTGCGCGCCCCGGTGCTCAACCCCAACGGTGGGGTGTTCTCGTCCATGGTGGACTTCACCAACCAGGCCGGTCAGGCGATGCAGGCCATCGCAGCGAACAAGGGCATGCGCAACGACCGCAAGGACGCGCTGGATCAGCAGCGTGTCGGGCTGGATGCGGCCTCCACCTTCGCCAAGATCGAACAAGGAGATCGCGCTCTGGGAATTGATGGCAGGCGCGCGGATACCGCTCAATACCTTGCAGCACTCCAGACCGAGGAACTGGGGCTCAAGCGCGAGGCGGCCGGATTCCAAACGCGCGCAGCAGGCCGCCTGGAGAAACTGCAGGACGGCTACCTAGCCGCCAAGACGCCGGAAGAACGCACGGCCATTGCGCAGCAACTGCGTGAGTTGCAGGGCAAGGGAGAGAGCAACTTGCGCGACAACTTCATGGCCGTGGGTGGCGGCCAGGAATGGGACGCCCAGGCCGGAGTTATGCGCAATGTTCCTCAGCGGCTGGTTGATTTGCGCACCAGCCGCGTAGTCAATACTGATGGCGGGCAAAACAAGCTACAGCCAGCGCCCAAAGACGTAGCCAGTCGCGTAATTGGTCAGACCTACATCAGCCCCAATGGCAAACCCGTCACATGGAGCGGTGAAGGCTGGATTCCCGCATAACCATCAGCTACTGGAGAAAGCCCGCCCTGTGCGGGCTTTTTTCTTGGGCCTCTTCCCGGTATAGGGTTAGGCAATCTGCAATGCCACTTTGAAAATTCTCCCATTCAGCGCAAAACGCGCACGCAAAGGCACCGGAGAATGATGGACAAGCGTTTCCTGACCGACGAAGAAATTGGCTTTGGACAAGAGTTGGAGGGCGCAGCGCAGCCCGCAAAGCCAAAACTCTTGAGCGACAGCGATATTGGTTTTGAGGCGCCCAAGCCCAGCGCATTCGAGAGTGTCAAAGATTCGGCCATCGCCTTGGGTGCGGGCGTTACCCAGGGCATCGGTATGTTGGCCAATGTGGCCGGGGCAGACAATGCAGTCTCGCGCACGATGGCCGACGCCACTCAGGCGCTGTCGGAGTACGAGTCTCCCTATCGCAAGGCCGAGAAGCAAGAGCGTGCCCGCAAGATCAAAGAGGCCGAGGAATCGGGCAGCACGCTCAAAGAGGTTGGGGCCTACCTTGGTTCCTTTGCCGAAGCGCCGATTGACACCACGCTGAACGCCTTGGGCACCAGCCTGCCCACGCTGGCTGCTGGTTTCATCCCTGGCGCAGGACAAGCCGCCGTAGCCGCGCGAGTTGCCCAGGTTGGCTTGGGCGCAGCGCAAGGCGTTGGTGCGGTGAAGGGCCAGATTTTCGATGAGGCGAAACAAGCTTGGAAAGACAAGGGCGCCACCGAAGAAGATGCCGCCGCACGCGCAGCCCAGGCGCAAAGCTACACCGGCGACAACGCTGGCAGCATCGCATTGGGTGGTGCCTTGGGTGCCGTGGCGGGGTCTTCTGGTGCCGAGGCTTCGGTGCGCCGCCTGGCAGGCAAGGAGGTGGCGGAGCGCGCAGCGCAGACCAGCGTGCTCAAGGGCATGGGCATGGGCGCACTCAAAGAGGCCCCCATGGAAGGCCTGCAGGGTGGTCAAGAACGACTGGCCAGCAACCTTGCACTGCAAAACGAAGGCTTCGACCAAGGCACTTGGACGGGCGTGGCCGGTGGTGCTGCACTCGAAGCCACGGCCAGCGCACCCATGGGCGCAGGGTTTGGGGCATGGGAGGCTGGATCGCAGCAGCGCCTGGCGCAACAGGAACAGCAGCGCCGCGCCGAGATTGAGCGGCAGCTGCAATCGGTGCCAGAACACCAGCAGCCTGCAGCGCGCGCCCAGCTCAATGCCGAGCTGAATGCGCAGTTGCAGGCCGAAGCCCGTGCGGCTGGTTTGCTGGACGAGGAGCAAGGCCCGCCCGACGTGCCTCCCGGCAACCCCAACAATTACCGCGCCACGCCATCGTGGGCCAAACCACCAGAGGATGCTGCAACCGACTACGGCAGCCCTGACGACGAGATTTTTCAATCGACCGGTGCCAACACGCAGCGCCCCAGCGAAGCCATGGGCCTGCGCACTGGCCCGGATGCTGGCCCGCTGGAGAACGCTGCTGCGCTATCGGTGGATACCGGTGCTACTGCACATATGCAAGGTGCTGCTGGAATTGTCACAAACGATTTACAGAGTGAACCGCAAGCAGCCAATGCAATACCAGTTGTGAATTTTGATGAGGTGACAGACCCGTATGAGCGGGCGATGCTGCAGCGTTTATATGACGACCACTTTGCAGACGGGGATCTGGAATCAGTAATTTCCGCAAATGCAGAGCTTGATACGAGCTTTGACTTCGGCGCAAATGTTAATCAATTGCTTGCCGACGCAGGCGCAACCCCACAGGAGATTGAAGATGCCCAACGAGGCCAAGCAAGCGCTCAAGCTGCCGACCGACCCGGCCAAGCGCAAGAAAATGATCGAGGCGATTTTGATGCTGAACTCTCTGTCGCCAAAAACGAGGGAGATGGTTCTGGCCGACCTGCGGGAGCGGAACAAGGCGAAGCAAGCCAGCAGCCGTTAGATCAACAAGCTGCCGCGCCCGGCTCCCAGGCCGAAGGTGCCAACGTGGCAACCCTGGCCCAGCTCAACCGCAAGAAGCTGGCCGAAATGAGCGACGACGAGTTGCAGCAGTTGTCGTCCATGCTGCCCGCCGACCACAGCCGCCAGCAAAAGATTCAACAAGCAATTCAAACCCGCGCTACACAAGCGCAAGCAGCTATCAACGAAGGAGCAAATCATGAGTATTCGCCCGATCAAGCCCAGCAAGCAGTCGCGCAACCAGCGCAAGCAGGAGCAGCGCAAGCAGCCCAACCAGCAGGCCAAATAACCCCCAACGCAGCGCCCAATGCAGGTGTGGAGCAGGCCCAGGCCGCGCCTGGCAGCAAATACCCACCGACTGATGTAAGAATTGGCGACAAGGTAGTTGTGGATGGCGAAATTTATACCGTCACTGCCCCCATAAAGCAGGGGCGCAAGAGTGTAGGCATCGTGGCCGACCGGGACAGCGACACCAACCCGCTGGCAGGTGTGAAACAGGTGCTGCTCAAGGGTGACGAGGCCATCGCTGCGCGTCTGGCGGCACTGGGGCAACAACCCGCACAGGCCGCGCCAGATCAGCGAGCAAAGCGCCTGGATGAAGCTGGCGCACAGTGGACACGCATGCCTGCCGCAGAACGATCCGCGCTGGTTGGGCGTTTGGATGGTGTAAAGCCCGTCCTGGCCAAGAACATGCCCAAGGCCCAGTGGGAGAGCCTGAACAGCGATATTCAACGCAAGCTGGCCAAT